AGCTGGGTCACTGTATCAGTTGAACGATAGGAGACATCGATGAGAGTGTTTCGAAAGTACGTGCCGGAAGATGCGGTACCCAGCGTGCAGTACCTGCAGGATGACGACGGTGTCGATTGGTACGCGGCACAAGGCGATTTCGAAGCGGATAGCCTGATCGTGTGCACGGATCAGACGGGGCGGGTTTGCGCCTTCAGCCGAGATGCGTCGGCGCTATATCCCATTGATCAAGCGGTGTGGAGCGTTCCCGCTTCGTCGGTTCCTGAAGGATTCGACGCCGGAGGGGAATGGACGGTGGTCGAAGGCAAGATCGTTCCGAGGGTTCCGACCGCAGAAGACGCTAGAGCCAAGATGCATGCTTTGTTGGCCCCGGCGTTGCTGGACTATCAAGCATTGCAAGTCATCGTAGATGCAGGTGGCGCCTCTGACGCGGAGAAACAACGGTACGAAGACCTGCGTGCGTACTGCCAGGCGCTATATCGGGTGGAAAACCAAGACGGCTATCCGGCTGATGTGGCTTGGCCGGAGCGACCGTCGTGAGGGGGTTACCTCGAAACCTGCATATCCGGCCCGCACATGCGGGCCTTTTTGCGTCTAAGCGGAGCGTGCGATGAATGATTGGGAAAGAACTCTTGCGTGGCTAGCCGGGATGGGCGCTCTCATCGCGGTGGGGCGAGCGTTGACCAGCAAGGAAAAGCTGTCTTGGAAAGTGGCGGTAGGTCGGACGATCTTGGGCAGCGCTCTGAGCACTGTGGCGGCACTCATCTATATCCCGTTTCCGAATGCGCCGCAGGTGGTGATGATCGGGGCGGGTGCGGCTGTTGGGATTTTGGGCGAGCAGGTGCTTGAATTCGCCGCGCGTCGGCTGCTTGATTTTAAGTTTGGGGGGGATCCGAAATGAGTCGATTCCGACTTTCTCAACGTAGCTTGATGCGCTTGGTCGGCGTGCACCCCGACCTTGTCGAAATCGTCAAACTGGCCATTCAGCGAACGGCCGTGGACTTCATGGTAGTGGAGGGTCTGCGAACAGCCGAACGCCAGCGCGAGCTGGTGACGGCAGGAAGGAGCCAGACCCTGAACGGTCTGCACTTGCGGCAGGCCGACGGCTTCGGCCATGCCGTCGACCTGGCGCCGCTGGTTGGTGGCGCCATTCCGTGGAACGAATGGGCCAAGTTCGAAGAACTGGCCGACGTCGTAAAGGCCTGCGCGGCAGCCTTAGGCGTGTCGGTGGAGTGGGGCGGGGACTGGAAAACGCTCAAGGATGGGCCGCATTTTCAGCTTCCGCGCGGCTGGAGGGCAGCAGGATGATGCCCGGCGCCAAGACGTTTGCCGGCGTGCTGGCGGGCTGGGGGGGCTATGCAGCGGCGGCGCTGGCAGGTGCTGGCGCAGTTTGGTATGTGCTGGGCGCCGTCCACGGCCAGGCACTCGCCGAATTGCGATTGGAGCGGACCGCCGACGACTTGGCAGTCGCGCGTGGCTCGATCGAGCAGACCAACCGGGACTTGGAGGCGATGGCTCAGAACGCTCGCGCTGCGGCGGCGATCGGTCCCGAACTTACCGCGTCGATCGGCGCACTTTCCAAGGCTTTGAAAAATGCGAATCCTCTGCCTGCTGGTTGACGGCCTGATGCTGAGCGGGTGCGGAACCTCACAGACGCTGTACGTGCGGCGAGCAGTGCCGCCGCTCGATAGCGGCCTGGCGACGCCGTGCCCCGAACTTCCGGACCCACCCCAGGATCCGGCTGACTATGACGAATGGCAGATCTGGCTGCAGGACAACGTGCTGGTGGCGTATGGCGAGTGCGCGGCGCGTCACCGCGCAACCGTCGAAGCCTGGCCGAAAAATAAGTGAGATAACAAAAAGCCGGTGGCATCGCGGGCGCGCCACCGGCTTGGATCACTACTTGCTACGGCTCATGACGATCCGGAAGCGCATTCCATTTAGCATCCGCATCAGCCGAACATTCGTCCGAAAGTTGATCTCGAAGATCACCTTTTTTCGGACGGGGAAGTCCAAGTCCATAAGCTGTCCTTACAGAAGGGGCTTACTGGGAACTCGACGCCGTTTGACAGCAGATAGGTGACCCGCATACGATCACATTGTGTTTAGCTATCTAAACCACGCCTAGATGCACGAACCGCAGCCTGTTGACGCGTGCATTTTGGTCGGCCCCAGATCCGTTGGCCCGGCTCTGGGGCTTTTCTTTTAGGTGGGTTTAACCACAGACCGAAGTCTATCAGGACTCGTTAGACACTATTTCTAGTGGTCGAGTCTCCATAGTAGATCTGAGCGCGAGCGCAGCGAATACGGGGTTGTTTTCTACGCGATCAGACATAGCCACGCGTTCCCTAAAGTGCTGGTCCTTTGCTTTGGTCTTTCTCTATTGTGCCTGCCGCGCCACGCATTACTAGACAATCACGTGATAAGCACTGTCTGTGTGATGTTATGTTGCTTTTGCCACACATCACCGTGCCGCATTCGTCGGGCCACTATTTGTGTAGTGCCGCGTTGGGTAGGTGGGGCAACGTGGATCGCTAAGACGCTGCGAGTGTGAAGGGGACGACTGCGCACTTGCTTTGGCGTTCCGACAATTGCTGTAGTTAAGGAAGACGAATGGACGGGATCCAGAAGGCCTTGTTTCTTCTTGTGCTGGTCGCAGGCCTCGCGCTGCTTGGCCGCTCTGTGATTTTGGGACGCCATCTAGAAGCTTTCTATTGGCTGGCGGTATCTTTGAGCGTGGGATTGTCTTTGTGGCTGGGCGTCTGGCTTTGGGAGAACGATCACTACTTGATAGCGATACTCGTTGCAATCGTAAGCGTCACGGGATTCCTGGCTTCGATCCACTACAGCAATGCTTTCGATTTCAGGCGTCAAGCCGTTCAAAATGAACTGATGCAGTTCTTTCTGAATGCCATGGGAGGCTTTTATGGGCCGGTTACGGCGGAGGCGAACGACATGCTGGAGCGAGGGGTAAGGCTTTGTGGGATGCAAAAATACATTGACTTCGCGGATCTGGCCGCAGAGTTGCAAAAGTCTCAGTATCTTGGGCCCACCACTTCACTGATGTTGGGCTTCTACGAAATGGCCTCAGGTTCGCCACCAAAACGAGTGACTTGCATTGCGAATTTTCACGCATTCGCGCGTGCAGCACCCGATGTGGCGAAGGTCTTTGCGACGCAGCATCCCGATGTACTTAAGTATTCGGATTGACAGCATGGCCTGTGCATAGCGCGTCGATTCGATATCCCATCGCTAGGGCAATGCTGACAACGCCTGCGCTGAACAGGCCTAGCATACGACCACAGTTTACGGCCGTGCGACTTCCCTGCTCTAGACCTTTCGATCCACGATCCACACCGTATTTGGGCTTTCTGCACTAATCTCCACATGACCGAAAGCGGCCAAGATCGGCAAGATGTAGGTGACAATCCGCGGGCGGTTCGGCCCACCCCGCGCAACGCGGCATAGCGGACTGGCAGTTGCCCAAGGGTTGTCAGATCCGATTTCAATTGGTGCGTTTGCCGTGGCCGAATGTGCCTGCAGGAAGAGGTAAGTATCTTCAATATTTCGGCGAGTTATCCGCAGTGTGCTGTCATTCGCACCGGTCGTAATTTCGTATCCATCAGCCCCGATTTGGCTCACGCGAAATTGCGCTCTGTTGCTGGGAGTCGGGAATTCTCCACCTACCACGAGTCCGTTCATCACATCGCTTGCGACTTGTTGGGCGGGCGTCGAATGGGCGTGAGCGGTCATGGGGCGGCCTTTTCATGTGGTAGGGCCGCAATTCTGCCGTTGTCTATAAATTCTCGTCAACCTTCAATTGAAGGAAATGTCGTTCGGCAAAACTTAACGGTGATGCGATGGCGAAATACTGTGTATCCCGAAAAAATCCACGAGTGTGTAGACAACTTCCTTTGCGTATTCCAGCAGGTCCGGGACGTGGGTCTCCTCACCGTATCCAAGGCTCCAACCGTATGCGGTGCTGCCTACTGCCACGTCGTTGATAGCGGTTCCGTTAAGCGTACTTAGGTCGCTAACGGTCGTAACCGGATCTGGGAGACCTACACGTCCACGTGACTTGGTCAGCACTAAGTGCTTGGCTTTATTGCCAATTTCCAGACAATACAGAAGCCTTCCGTTGTACAGATCATCTACTCTGTCTTTAAGCTCTGGCCGCTCTACTAAGATCCAGTCCTTGATAGATCCTGCCGTCACGAAAAAATTAAAGAGGCTGTCAACATTGGGTTGATCCTCGAGCTTCTCGAAATCCCTCCCTAGCTTGTTGAGCAGGTCGCGAGCATTGTTCAATCCAAAAAAATGGGCGGCCATCAGCGGACCGACAATTCAAGTTCGCGGCCAAGGCTGGTCAGCGCTGCCGCGATGGTGTCGATCTTCGTGGCGTGCCCGAGATCGATAATTCGGTTCACTTCCTGCTTGCGCGTGTCCATACGTCTGGCCAGGTCGCTGGGCGTCACTCCTTGGCTGATCATCTCATTCAGCAACAACACCTTGGCGGAAATGCTGGCAGGTAAGGCGACCATGACTTCGTCTCCAATTGGATGCGAAGGCGGCGGCACGGCACGGCGGTCCTCGAAGTAAAAGTCCATGGCGACCAGCAGGGCGTCGGCTGCCATGGCTTCCGCTTCTTCGCGGGTATCCCCGGCAGAGTTGGCCTCGGGGATATCGCGGAAGGTCACCAAAAATCCGGGGGTGTCGGGTTCAATCTTTGCGGGATAGCGCAGCATTTGTGTGCTCCTGTCGAGGTGCGGTGAATGCGAGGAGGAAGCCCCTTTCGGGGCCTCCCTTCATTTCAATCCTAGCTGTTTCAGAATTGCCCGCCTCAACCCTTCGCCTATTTCCTGGCTTCCGTGTCGAGGCAGGGTGGTTTGCTTGCCGTGGAGGTAGACCTTCGTGTGGCTTGCGCCTTCTTTGAAGGTTGCCCCTTGGGCAGCAAGCCATCGCCTGAACTCGCTTGCTTTCACCGCACCTCCTTGTTTCGTTGACGATGGGTTGATAGTAAACAAAAATGTTTACTTCGTCAAGCGGTATAGAGCAAAACTGGTTACCTCACGGGGCGATCCATTGCATCCACCACCCCTGGTAATAGCGCCGACCGTCGATCTCTTCGAAGCCGCAGACCATCATGCCGCGGTCCGATGCAAAGGTCAGGAGCTCAGGCTGAAGCAGGTCAGGGATTTCGCTCTTGTGGGTGGCCCCGAACTTCTGCAGACCATCCATTGTCATGACGCGGATGTACCGCTTCATGTCTTCACGCATGATCGAGTACATGCGAACGGTGCCTGTGACAGTGGGCCCGGGGTCGAGGTCGGGGCGCTTTTCGCCCAAACAATGGGTTCGTGTAACGGTGCAGAGCATGATTTCGCTGTCAGAGTTACTGGATAAAAACACAGTATATTGCAGCAGAAGCGGGGTCGCTTCATCGGGATCGCGATTAGCCTGTCTGACGGGAAGGGCATCAGGACTTCGCGACTCGCTTCGGCCGGCGCGGTCAGCCAGTCGCCGTAGGCGCCTTCAGGCAGGATGACGACCATGCGCTTTTCCTCTCCCGCCTGGTGGTAATCGCGGAATAAGGGATCATCGTCTGCGTTGATGGTCAACATGGTG